GAACTTGGTTGCAAATCAAAACCTGGCGTAGCTTGGACTGATCCTGCCATAATTTTTATTTTTTTAAATTAATTATTTTCTTTTTATACTTCTAATTTTAAGTCCTCTTCCACTCTCTGTGTTTAAAGACTTAAATTGTGTTCCTCCTTTGCTTGTCACTTCTGGTGCTCTACGATCAGACATATTAATATTTTTTGTCTTACGCATCACATCTTCTGTGGCATTAGCTTTACCTTGCTCATAAAAGAACTTAGCAAATTTTTCAGGATTCTGTGCAATTGCTATACTCCTATGAAACCCTTTTGAATCTTTTAAAAGACCATCGTCATCTAAATACTTGGTTGCCCAACTACCTGGATTTAATGCATTCTTTTTTAACTCATCAGTACTGCTTGGAGAAAATGTTATTGTTTCTTCACCTATATTAAATTCAAAACCTTTGAACTCAGGTGTAAATACTTCTAACGTCTTGGAGTCGTAAAGCTCTTTCTTTCTAGCAGTCTCTTCTTCATAAGACTTCGCATTTGCGATGTATTGCTTATAGCCTTCCATTTCTTTATCAGATACATTTGAAGCCTGCGTTCCACTTGACTCAAGTGGATGCTTGTACTTTTCTTGCATTCCTTTAAAATAATCTTTTGCCTTAGCAATAGCTTTTTTCTTCTTTAACTTAATTTTCTTTATAACTGCTTCTTCATCTAAGTCTTCATCAAAAGAATAGTCATCCATCAAGGTTTCTATATCCTCTTCATCAAGACCATCTTCCGTAGCACGCAAATAATCTTTAAGTAAAGAATCAGGGTTCGCTTCATCAAAATCTTTTTGTAGTTCTACAAAATCTTTGATTCCTCTCCCTGTATCTTTTTTATATTTAAAGTAAGCAGCGACATCTTCAGGTAATTCTTCCTGAGTTTCTCGCTCACTCATTAACTCATCAAATGAATTAATTTCTTTATTATATCTTTTACCAATATATGAAAGAACGTCTTTCTCGTTTAATTCAGCAGGCTCTTCAGCTTTTGGCTCTTCAGCTTTTGGCTCTTCAGCTTTTGGTTGATCTTCTTGAAGACCCTCTTCATGCTTATCTAAAAGCTCTTGTTCTACCTGTTGTACAGACTTTTCTTCTCCTACTGTTACTTCTTTTACTTTGAATTCCATATGATTAAATTTGATTATTACAAATATAAGAAAAAAATAGGATTGAATTCAGCCAAATCAAAGCCATCTAGACTATCTTCATTTGATTCAAAATTTACTGGTGGTAAATTATTTTTTCTTTGTTGTATTAGTTTTGATTGTTCAGTATTAGCTTGACTAATTCTATCAGCTTTTGCTCCCTCTCTTTGAACCTCTCTTTGAGCTAATGATTGTTCCGATATATTTCTTAGTTGTAAATTATAATTAAACTCTTCTTGCATTAGCTTGCTTTTAAGCATAGCCTCATTGTTTTGCTTTTCTATTTCAAAAGCTATTTCAGCCTGCTTTAACTGCATCTTACTTTGCATCTCAGCTTGTTGAGCTTGCATTGTCATTTGCTGCTTCATCTCTTGAGACTTTAATGCCTGTTGAGCTTGCATTGCTTGAGCCTGCATTACTTGTTGTTGCTGCTGCTCTTGTAATGCTTTACGTTTTACTTTAAGTAATTGATTAGCAAGCTTAATGTTTTTTATCTCTCTAATATCAATAGCATCTTCTAAATTAATGTCACCCTTAGATAAAGCCATTTGTATGTTAGATTCTAATTGAGCTCTTTGTTCTTCATCTGGAGCTACTTCAATAAAAATGCCAAAGTCATAAATATACAAGTCTTTAATATCATTAAGTATACTCACGTTATATTTACCTATAGCATTAGCAAAATCATCTTTAAAATCTGCATACTGTAATATATCTGCCACCCTATAAGTTATAGCTTCTGCTAAAGTTCTATATATATATAATGAACCTTCAAGTATATGTCTAGTTGCAACATTAGAATTTAAAGCTGCAAGCTTTTGTAAACCAACTAAAGAATTAGGATCAGGTGAAGAAGCATCTCTAGCTTCATTTAATCCTGTTACCTGTCTAATCATTCCTAAATAATGATTATAATTAGCAATAAGCATTTGTGTTTTACTAGCACCTGAACTAGATTGTAACTCTTTTATTGGTACTTTACCTTGGTTGTAGTCTCCATCTTGAGTATAGCTTCTACCAATAACAGAACCTGTTTGAAAATATAATCTCAAAGCATCTTCTGGATTATAAGCATTTCCTGTACCTAAGTCTACTTCATTCAATCCATCAGCATCAATATAAACCCCATCAGGAACAACTCTTGAAATTACTTGTTGTAGTTTTAAGTGTGTTATTTGTATTAAATCTGCAAAAGGAATCATACGTCTAGTTAAAGACTCAATTACACCTTTGTACATTCTTGGTGCAACTGCTACATAGTTTGGTAATGCATGTTGTTGAGCTGATTTTGGTCTTACCATATTCTCAGCAAGTTCCCACTTTAAAAGAATATTTGTACCCATAACCATTACCCCTTCATACCACACATCAATGGTTTTTTCCATCTTCTCAAACCTTCCTTCTTCCATCATTTCTACAGGTGGATTAAATTGGTCATCTTTCTCTATAACCTTTGTTCCTCCATTTTCTAGTATTTTCTTTTTATAAACTACTTTTTTAGTGGTTTTATAATTAAAATACATTAATGTAACAGTGTCTCTATAAAAAATATCATTCTCATAGAACTGAGCCACATTATAATAATTATACCAACTCTGAGAGTATTTAGAAATTTCTTCTAAATCTTCTCTGGTTAAAGACTGGTCAATTTTCATCAACTCAGTAATTGGGAGAGTTTTAATTTCTCCCCAATAAAAACAATCTTTAAAGTGTGGGTCTTCTGTATAACTGTAAACAATATTTGCAGGGTCTACATATTTAATTTCAACTCCTGCTCCTGGTAAAAATTCATGTTTTGTACAACCAATACCTAAAACAGTTAAATCGTAATCAACTCTTTTTCTAACATCGTTGTAATGATTTTCTGCAAAAATAGTGTTAATAGCTTCTTCTTCAGCAATCTCTATGGCAGGCTTGTATTTAAGCTGCATGTATAAGTTTAATTCTTCATCTGTTTGAGGAAGGTCATCAGGATTCATAATGAAAGGGTCAGCTCCTGTTTCTTTTTGAACAATTTGAAGAACATCTTTAGCTGCTGCTTGACCTTGTATCATATCTTGATACTTACTTCTTTGAGATTGAGACATAGCATCTTCTGCATATGCTTTTACATCAAACAACCTGTCGTTCATTCCATTAACAACGACATCTACAAATTTAGGGATAATAGGAACAGGTGTCCAATCTAGGTTCAAGTAACTTAAATCACCATCAACTGCAAGTTCATTTTTATATTTAGCTACCGACTGTTCACCTCTAGCATAAAGACGCAACCTGTAGAAATCTCTCCACTGATTATAATATCTGCATTGGTTGCCATCTTTCTTAAACCATTCGTATTGAATAGCCTGACCTATTTGTAAGCCAAATTCATCTGATGCTTTTTCACTATCAGAAACAAACTGACTTGGAAACCCAACAGAAGAAACATTTATTTTTACGTCTTTCATTTATCTAATTATTTCACTACGATTTCCTTTATTGTTGTATCTAGCAAAGTTAACAATAATATTTGATTGTTTTTTTACAGGTTGATAAAGATGTCTTTGACAAGCCATTACTGCCAAACCTGAACTAATAGATGCGTCAAACTTAGTTCTGTTGCTAATGTCAAACTTTGCCCAATCTTCTAATGTTCTACTAAAAGGCATATAACCCATTTCATCTTCTTTAACTAATCCTACGTATGTTTCAATATAAGACTCAATAGCTGCTGCGTGAGCTTGTTTTACTGCTTCACTTGAGTTAGGTATACCCCCAAGCTCTTTTTCTGTCTTAGAGAGCTTGTGTTTAAGTTTATCTGGTCGGTTTATACTAAAGCTTCTATACCCTCTATTTTTAAAATGATATAACAACCTAGGTTTATTATTCTCTACTAATATAGGCATTCCATAAAAAACACATGCCATCAATACTTCCTCAAAAAATATTTCGGCAGTTTGAGGTCTTGCTACATACTCTAAAAAAAACTGATTGCTAGGAGCATCATCCATATTAAACTTTGTAATTCCATGCAATGCACCATTAGATGCACCTCCTCCAACAGTTCCTGATATATCATAACTGTCACACCCAAAAGCACCAAGATGCTCATTTAAAGGAAAAAAATCTCCTCTATTATTTTTCTTGTACCTATTTTGCATATTTTTTTTAGGAAGCCACCCTACTAAAAATCTTCCTCTAGTGTTAGGAGTCCATATTACTTCAGTATCTTTAATTCCATTTTTCCAAGAGAAAGAGCCACGAGTTGTATGGTGTTCTTGTATAAGTGAATCATTGTAGTCTATCTGTTGATATATTCTTGTAAGATTAAACAATGACTGTTTGCTTTCATCTCTGAACGCATGAGATTCAGTACGAGGAAATTGTCTGTAAAACTCATTTAATGCGTCAGGATCATTCTTTAAACTTTCAACTTCATTGTTCCAATACTCTATAACATCATCCATAGGCATACCATACTCATCTATATAACCTTCAAAGTTCCACTCCATAGGGATAAAAAGTGAATATAAACCACTTTTGGTTTGACCATTATTACTTCTTTCATGTGGATTAGAATCGTAATATAGTTTCTTAAACTCTTCACCTCCTTTACTAAGAGAGTTAGATGTCGACCCCATCATACACTTACCAATTATTCTTCTACCTAACCTTAAACAAGTTTTCGTAACACGATAATTATTTAGTATATTATTAGGCTTTAGCCATTTACCACTTTCATCATGAGCTAATAATAAAAGTTTTTCCCCATCATAAGAGTTGTCATCTGTATTCTTCCAGTCAATGGTTGTGTCAAGACCTTCCATCTCTTCATCATCAACATTGTACATATTCTTTTTTGTAATCTTTGATGCAGGTATTCTAAAAGCTAATTCAGTTTTTGGCTTATCCATACCATCCTGCACAGGTTTAAAAAAGAAAGGATAGTTTCTCACAATTGGAACAACTTTGTCTGTAAACATTTTTTTAGCATCAGAACCAGACTTAGATAATATTCCTATCCGAGAGTTTTTAGATATTGTTCCAACATTTGCACACTCTTCAGATGCCATATATGAAAAACCTGAACGTCTGATTTTTAAATATATCATACCAAAGCATCTAGGATCTGCTTTACATGCCTCCCAAAAAATGTAAAAGATTCTGTTAGCCTCCCTAAAATCTGGATAACCAACATCAATCTTTGTCCATTGAAGGTACATATAATGTGACCCAGTTATATATGTACTATTGTTATTGTTTACAAACCAATAGCCTTGTTCTCTTTTGTCAAACTCACTTTCAATATAGTCTACCCATTGAGCTTTGAAAGTATTAGGATGTTCATTCCATTGAAATATAGATTGTATTTTTAGAATTGCTTTTGGTGGTTCTTCTCTTTCCCACTTGTTATTGTCTCTTTGAAGAGACTCTGGAGCTTTAGGCAAACCAATCCTAAGTCCGTTAATTTCATATATCTCACCTACCTCACCTGTTTTAGAAATTACAACAACATCATACTTTTCATCATCCCCATATTTCCATGACCTATT